CGGAATTTTCCATTACCGTGTAAAAATCATGACCAATGTATCGGGTGATTATGTAAATCCGAATTTGCTTGCTATTGGACAAGAAGTTAGTATCTCACATACTTCATTCGAAGAAATGTCAGAAACTGCTTACGAAAAATATACCTTTGACGAAAAGGCATATACTCACATGACTATCCAACGTTTGAAATGGTCTATCTCGGGTACTGCTGATGAATATCGTCCTAGTGCTATTTGGATGGAACATAATGGCGTTTCTATGTGGGCTGATCATGCACAGATTCAAATGCTTGAACGTGCCGCTATGTATCGTGAAAAACAATTGTTGAACGGAAAATCAACTGTTACCGCAGATGATAAAGTTCTGTTGAAAACAAATGAAGGATTTGAAGTAATGGCCGGTGATGGTATCTTGAACCAAGGAGATGGTGCTTGGAGATTACCTTACAACGTTATTTCAACACGTGTCATTGACAATATCATGGAAAACATTTCTATCTACTCTTCTTCATGGGGAACTGAGGTAGCCGTAATCTGTGGTATGCAGTTCTACAAGGGTTTTGCTAAGCTAATGAGAGAGCAGGCTGGTATCGATCCTAAAACAGTTGAAATGGGTGGTAATGGAAAGAAAGGTATCAACTTGGATTATGAATACTACGAATTTGGTGGTGTGAAAATGATCCCAACCGTTGTGCCTTGGTTTGACAATCCTCAACGTGCTACTACTTATGGTGCTGATGGAACCCGTAACAGTTCTCATAATGCAATCTTTGTATCATTGGGAGATGTTGAAATTAATCAACCAGCAATTGAGTTATTGCAACTCGGAAAACGTGGTTGGTTAGAAGGTGAAGTAAACGGTATCAATAAAGGTAGCGATATGGTCAACTCAGTGGATGGTAAACACCACCACATCTTGTGGGAAACCGGTGCAGCTTTACTTGATGTAAACGGTATTGCTGAACTTTATCGTCCAGTAAAATATTAATTCATTCATTTCTTTTAAAAATTATAGATAATGGCTAAGACAACCAAAGATGAAACAGGCGAAGAACGCGAAGAAGTAAAAATCTATGCGATCAATAAGAAGTATAAGGAGAAACCATTTTTAATGACTCCTATTACCGACAATGCAACAAAAAAGTTATTGACCGGGCAACATAATATGAATCCTACTGAATTATCAAAACAAGAATTGATAATCAAGGAAGATGAAAATTATCCTATCGTTCATAACCAAACGCTTGTTTTAATTAAGAGAAACGGAAACTATCTACCAACAAGAGATTATGCGCTTTATTGCCTTGCTCTTGAAATGCCGGAGATAGCATTATCTCGTAAAGATGCAGTAGTTGGAAAACACTTAATGTATATTCAAAACTTCGAAGCAGAAGCTGTAAAAGCAGCTGTTGATGGAAAGACAAAAGCACAGGCCGGTGCAAAAGTTATCGACCTATCATTATCAGACATGAACAATTTATTGTTTTACTTTGGTGAGAATGCAACAAATCTTTCTACTAAGATTGCCGAAGCTCGTGTATATGGTTTAGTTGAAACACGCCCAGCTGATGTTCTTTCATATCTTGAAAATCTTGACGATAATCAGCAAATTGTATTTATCAAAAAACTTCTTGCTAAGAAGTACTTACAACGCGCTGTTGCCAATGGATATATCATGTATGACAAAGTAACTCTTGGAGCCGATGAAAAAGAAGCTGCTGCATTCATTTATGATGATAAAAACAATAGTCTGTATGTCCCATTGAAAGATATGTTGGACAAATCAGAAGGTAACAAATAGTATTATGTCGGTAGCAATAATTGATATGTATAAAGATTTTCTTGCTATAGTAAGGAAGTCACGAGTGGGAACTGTTTCACCGTTGGAGTTCTCAGTAATTTTGGGTTTAGCGACCGAAGAAGTTATTTCAAATAAGATTGATAATTTCGAATTGAATAAAAAGTTTGCTATACAACTTTTGCCAATTACGCAAGGACCTAAATTAGTTACTGGTACTTTATTGGAAACAAGTAGTAGCGATCGTTATAAAGCGTATTCATTTGTGTTACCGGAAGATTGTCGATTGGTTGCTAGATTATCTGCAGAAATATCTGGTCTAAAAGAAGCTAAATGTAATCCATTAACTTCAAATGAACTGACTACTGTTTTGAATGGTGTATTTAGCAAACCAACGACTTCTAATTGTTATTATAGTTTAAGTCAGGATATCGTTGATACCAAACCAGTAAAAAATATTTTGGTATATGTACCAAATATTGATATTGAAGATGGTTATCCTAAATTTAGAATAAGTTATGTTGTTAATCCACCGGTTATTACTGAGATGGAAACAACAAATACTAAGGAAAGTATATTTGACCGTGAAGTATGTTCTGAAATTATCACTACGGCATCCCGTATGTATTTGGAAGGTATTCAAGATAGTCGATATCAAACTTTCAATAATGAATTAAAATTCAAACATTAATAATTAAATAAAATGAGTAATTTAATCAGAGGTTCACAAGACTACCTATTGAATACTATCGGACCAAAGGAATTTGGTATGTACTTCCAAGGAGATGTTACAACCGGTATTAAACATCTTGTATGTAAAAAATATGGTATTGATATTCCGTTTGATGGTGATACTACCATTGTAAAGAAAACATCTGCTGTTGGCGCTGCTGCAGTAATCACTATTACTCCATCGTTTGTTGCAAAGACTACCGGTGATCAACGTATTATTGAAATTGAAATCACTCGTCAACCATTGTATGATGGTGCTGGTAATCATCAGTTTCCAGTAAGTCATACTTACGGTTATAAGTTAACCAACACTGCTACTATTGCTAACGATAAACAAACTGTCGTTGATGGTCTTATTGAAGCAATCAATGCTGATGTAATGAGAACTTCAAATGCTGTAAACAGTGGCGCTTGTGTAGTAGCTAGTCGTACTGGCGCTGCTGGTACATCTGCTCTTGTTCTTACTGCAAAAGAAAAAGGACAACCAATCACTGTTCGTATTTTCGATGAAAACTTTACTCAGGTACTTACTACTAAGCCTAAGAAAGATACATTGACTAACGACATATTGAGTCGTATCTTTATGATTAAAGCAGAGAACGAAGGACAACGTGTAGTAATGCCTACTGAGGGTGTTGATTACTGTTGTGTTACTATTGCCAGCAAAACGCTTGGTTATGAAAATGTATCTGCAAGTGCATTTGTAAAACGCGAACAAGTTTACAATTTCTATATGCCACTGGCATTGACTGATGATGCATTGTTTGCTGATATCGCTGTTGCTAATGCAGGTATTGTTCCATCTATGGCAGACGTTGTTGTAGGTGCTAAATCATTCAATGATTATCTTGCATACAATGTATCTCCGGTAGATGCTTTGACTGCTCGCGTAGTGGTATTGGAAACAGCGCCTTAATAATCAATTTCAATTAAATCCAAAAAGGGTAGGTAGGATATGTCTACTTACCCTTTTTTAATATCAGTAGTATGATAACACTTGAAAAAATAGTTGAAAGTTTAAAGCTTCAATTGAAACCACATCTTACCGACGACCAGATATTACATGATGAATGGTTGATAGAAATGATCAATACTTCAAGAGCGACAATGTGTCGTTCTTTATATGTTTCCGGGGAAGTCTTTACTGCATTCTTTCAAAAGATAACTGGTAATGTAGAAACTCTTGATCTCGATTATAAAAAGTTTACTATGCCATCAAAACTCATGGAAGGAATAGGAAGAAGAAATGTTCGTTATTTTGGTCCTATAGGTACAAAATATCCGGATTTTCATTATTGTTCTTTCGAAGAGTTGGTAAACTATGAATCACATCGCTTTGGCATTGATCAACCCGCTTTTGCGAACCTTGGTGACATCTTACAGATAAAAGCACCCAATATGTCCGCAATAGAATTACATGCCGTTATAGAGGCCCCAAATTCGTTAGCTGACTATAGTTATGAAACATCAAGTTATCCTATTGGAGAAAACAATGAAAGACAATTAGAGATAATTACTTTTCAGCATATTGCAGTTAAGTTAGGTATGCCGGTAGACTTTGCTAATAATGGTATTGATGAGACAAAGAATGTTTCAGTAAAGCAAGCACAACAGCAACAAGATAATGGAGGACAATAATTATGTATCTAGTAACTACAGAACAATTTGAAGTTGATGGTGAATTATTCTATGAAGGTGTTTCATGGAAAGATTATCGAAAAAAAACAGATATTAAAAACTCTATTAAATATGGTAGATTGTATAATGGGTATGCAGCATCCGACGAGAGGAAAATTGCTCCACCTGGATGGCACGTTCCAACTATGGCTGAATGGAGTGAACTCTACAGTAATGTTGGAGGCGCCTTTAATTTACGCGAGGTAGGAAATAAACATTGGGTTACCGAGAATGACAGTATAGATTCATATGGTTTTTCATTACTACCTGGAGGAATGAGACAGTATGGAGTCGGATTTGTGGAGCTAGGAAATACTAGCATCTGTATGGCATATTACGACAACGAATATATAAATGTAGTGATTAAGGTTGGATATATTGGGAGTTATACTATTGCTCAAAATAGTGGAATATCTATTAGGCTTATAAAGGATGACAATATAAACAATGGAGATATTATAATTGACGGAGATATTTATAATTCTATAACTATAGGAAATCAGGTGTGGCTGAAACAAAATCTTGCAACAAGACATTATCAAAATGGAGATTTAATAGGTTCTGATTTTAGTGGAACAGTAGGAGCTGTAATAAGTTACAATAATGATGAAACTAATGTTTATGAAACTACAGAAATAGAATCTGATAATTTCATAATAACATATAATGGAATTGATTATATTATAGCAGCAGATAAGGCTATTGAAACACCACGATTTACTAGAGAACAGAATATACCATTTGGAGAGTATCAGTATCGTACTCATTCGGATAAGACAACAGAATATTTTGAATCGGCAAAAGAATACTTTGGTATTGATATGAAAGAAAATTATGCAGCACAGTTTCGCGATGGTATGAATCCTCATAAAGATGAAAATGGAAGTATCTTCAAAGAAAACCCGGATCAATAAAAAGGTAAAGGAGTTTAGGAAAGAGGAATTTGATTATCATGATGTGGTTAATGAGAATAATAAGTTTGGAGTACGTAAAACGGCTTACATAGATACCCTTTTTAGACCTCGTTTATCTCATGTGACCTTTTCTACCAACACACACCCAAAAAGCCAAATTATAAGAGGTATGGCCTATAAGGTGTTTTTTGCATACGTTTCTATAATTGTTGAAGAACTCTTTAAGGGAAATACAATCAAAATCAATAAAGTTGGATTGATAAGTTTATTGACAATGACGTCAAATACTAAATACCGGGGTCGACAAAAAGATAGAGAACGTTCAAAGAAAAAGGGATTTTATACTCGTATCAATTGCGATTATTTCTTTTCCTCAGATAAAATAAGATATGGTTTTCCTTATGCATCATTTGGGAAATTCTATAAAAAGAAATTACATTCATTAGAAGATAACAACATAAAATTTTAATCATGGCAATAATCGACAAAACAAAGTATGCAGCAGCTAGTACTGCTAAATCTACGACACCCGCAAAAGGTTATACTAAGGAACAAGTTCAACAAGCACAAGGTAAATCATCTGTTCCCGCTAAAACATCAGTTCCGGCAAGTCCACAAATGTCAGAAGAGCAAATTGCACAGATAATACAAGAGATTATCAAAATGTTGCAACAAGGTGCTAAGCCGGAAGATATTCTTGCACAACTTGTACAAGGTGGTATTTCACAAGAACAAGCTCAGCAATTGATTAAACAAGCTACTGAGCAATTACAATCACAAGGACAAGGAAAAGCACAACCAGCGGCTCCTGTAGCAGCACAATCAATGCCACAATAATTATGAGTAAGCGTTCGACAGCACACGACGAAGAGTACTACCAAAAACTGAAAGCGGTAGTAGAGGATAGCAATAAGGAGTATAGACCAAACGAGTTGTATGTAAAAACAGCAAGGAATGTACATGGAGTTTTTGCTTATCAACATATAGAATTAAAATCTAATAAAGATGAATCCGAATAACAAATATTTTACAGCATCCGAGATTTATGTTCGGTTGCTGTCTGCATTTCCAATAAAAGGCACTCAGATAAGTAAGATACAAGTAATGCGATGGTGTAGTGAAGTCGTTGCAGAATATCTTACGGATCCAGTAGGATTAATTTTGAATAAAAAAATACAGATTGGAGAACCTACTTCTGATGATGATTCTACTTTAATCATTCGTTCTAATCGCGCTCTAGTACCGCCAGATGTATTTAAATTGGAAAATGTATTTGATGAAGCTGGAAACAAAGTAAAGAATAGTACTTATCAAGGAGAGTACATTCAGTTCAGTACTACTAGAACACCTCAGAAATGCTTTATTGATTACTATTCTTTGCCGGTAGATGCTCTTGGCTTTCCATTAGTAAAACGTGGATATGAAACAGCATGTTATGCTTATTGTATTAAGAAGATGCATGAAGAAGATGCTAGTGTTATCCCACCACGTATTGCTCAATGGCGATGGTTACAGATGTGCCAGGATTCTGATTACGAAATTCAAGCAGCTTATGTTAGTTGGGGAGATTTATCAAACAATGATATTGAAGAAATTCATAATTTCATTATCAGTCCGGAATACAAATTCATTACAAAAAGACATTAATTATGCAACATAATAATACGTTTCTAGGTGGTATGAAAAGAGGTATTGATAATACATTAATGCCACAGAATAGTTATACCTACATGCTCAATGGAAGTATTGTTTCAAAAGATGAACATGGTTTTACTATCACAAATATTCGTGGTACTAAAAGCGTTACTTCTTTTGCAACTAATGAAGTTCCTATAGGCTCAGTTTCTTTCAATGGAATACTTTATATTATTACTCATGCGACTATTACCGATGAGATTAATTTCTATTCATTCAAAGGTAGTGATGGTACTGCATGGGTAGAAGAAACACTTCTTATCATTCCCAATGGCCCAAATAATGCATTGTCAATTAATCAATCTGTACTTGGTTTCTCCAAAGGAAAATTACTTGAGATAATTGCTAAGAATAGTTATGATGGTTCTGTTGACTTATATATCTGTGATGGATTGAATAAGAACATTATTATCAATACTGGTATTGACCAACAAGGAAAGAAAACACTTCGTTCATATACCAATCTTGACGATGTACTTCTGTTTGTTCATCAGAAGAGTATTACTAATGTTCCTGATGTCGTAGGACAAGTAAAAGATAATGGAACTATGAAACCTGGTACTTACTTCTTCTATATTCGCTATGAAGATGAATCATTGAATACAACACCATTCATAAAAGAAGTTGGTCCATTCTATATCCATAGTGGTTCGAAAGAATTTAATAGTTCTTCGGGAGTATTGAATACTGGTGAAGAAAGAGTATCAAAACAAGTACAATTACAGATTACGAATACCGACTCAAACTATAAAAAGGTTTCTGTCGGTTTTGTCCATTATTATGGTACCTCAGATACTTTGAGTAAATCAATGCAACTTATCAGCAAATCTACAAAGATTGTCAATGGTTCAGCTAGCGTAGTATTTAATGGTAATAATGTTGTTCAAGATATTACTTTTGAAGAGTTATTTAAAGATAATATGGCTTTTGATATTGCTGAAACAGAAGTACAACATGAAGATAGGTATTATGGTGCTAATTGGAAAGGCCGGGCAATAGATTATATGATGCTTAAAGAGATGGCTTCTCTTATTATTCCTCATGCTGTTATCAAAGATGAAAGTCGTTTTGATATGGTATATGACCAGGATGCAAAAGACTTTGAATATATGGAAGATGAAATCTATCCTATGGGTGTTTCATTTTTGATTGATGGTCAATACAAGACTCCGGTCTTTCCCATTTGTGGTTGGTATGAAGGAGTAACACTTACTAATGCCAATGGTACTATCACAGACATGAATTATTTCGACTTACGTACTTATGTTGATAATAGAGAACAGTATCATAATGAAAGTCCTTCAGAAACGCTTAAAACGATTGATAACAATAGTGGTCTTTATAAATTTCCACGAAAAGGGATTATAAGTCACACTTCAAATGCTGAGGACTTGAAACAACTACATTTCAAACTCATGGGTGTAGAATTTATTCGTGACTTTGCTTATGATTTTTATCAAGCGAATAAAGCAATACTTCCAAATATTACTACTATGTATTTCGTTCAAGGTAAACGACAAGAGAATGTAATATGCCAGGGATATAGTTCTGCTATGGTAGAAGCTGTTGGGTTTAAAAATACCTTTCCTTGTGCCCGTGATGCAGCTCCTACAACTTCTATTGATAGAGAAATTAGTCAATCAACAAAGATTGGTACTAATGGTATTGATATTGCTTTTCCATTTCTAGGTGGTGATAAAAAATTATTTCCAGTAATTAAAATTAGTAGATCTTCTCAAGGATGGTATATAGCTGCATGGTCTGTTACTGAATTACAAGTAATGAATAAAGAAGAAATATTAGTTAGAGATGATGATACTAATGTCGGTAATAAATGGACGTTTCAAAACAAATGCCAAGCAAATGACATGTGGTCACATTATTATGATCATCGTAATTATTTTCTTGAACTAAAAACTGATAAGTATAGTGTATTTGCTCCCGATTTATTACTAAATAAAAACTTAGTAATTATTGGTGATTACTATTTACGACCAAAAGTAAAGATTGATGTAGTAAATCAAGCATTTAATGAAGCTGCATTAATTACTGATGAAAATAAATATGCTACACATACAGGTTGGGGAGCATTATCTGAAATTTTTAATAATGAAAAGCATAGATATAAAGATTTATCTAATCGTGTTATTGATCCAAGTTTTACTTATGATCATAATATTATTCAAAATCCAGTTGCTATTAAAATTACGCCCAGCATTATACAAGAAAATCAAATAATGTCTAATAGTGGTTTTTCAAGTAGAATGAAAAGTATTATTGATGTTTTTGGTGATGAAGTTTGGGATGGTGCAAATACATCTCCAAAAAGTGTAATTGAAAATTATTTTGATCAATCAAGAAATCAATTAAAGGATGCTGGTATTCTTATTAATAGAACAAAAAAGAATACAAATGATAATGAAGTAAATGTTCGGCCAGCTATGAATACTGGATTTGCTATTAATACTTCTTATCCTTTTGCAAGTACATTTTTATCTCCTTTTACAAGTGATTTAAATGTAAACTCATTACCAGTAGTTGCTACTAATATGTCAATGACTGCAACTCCTTATTTTGGTTGTAAAACAGCAAAGGTTGGTAAGTATCATTCAGAAGCAACAGTATTTACTGATGATAATCCAGACTATCGTAATTTGAATAATGCAATTGTAGATATTTGTAAGTATGCTACAATAGAAGAATACATTAATTCAATTGAAAACTCATACAATATTCTTGATGAAAACTATTCTATAATTGAAAATGACAATTCATTTTTTATTGAAGATAATTATGTTGCAAAACAGTTTTTCAAAGGTGACTTATTTTCTCAGAAAACATTTATGCGTTGTGTTCGATGGAATACTCTTCCAGAATATACAACAAGTTGGGAACGTTCATGGCAATTAGGTATTGCTCTTAATGTCTTTCTGCAGTCATTTACCAACTCAAATTTGAGAGTTCCTACTGTAGATGATACATTCTATCCATATGTACTTAAAAATGCCTCAGAAGCAAAATATGATAGCATTATACAAGATTTTATATGGAGGAGTAAATCTGATCAGTATTTTAAAGAATCATGGGAAATAAATAGTGGATACAATGAAACAAAAGGTGTATTTACTCTTTTACCATTTGATGAAATATTTACCATGAAAAGTAACACTGCAGCAAATAGAATTTACTTTAGTAATGTGCATGTTGATGGAGCCTTTGTAGATCAATATCGTCAGTTACCAATAGGACAATATCAAGACTTTAATTTTGAAGGTGGAGAGATAAAGAAATTGATTACTATCAATTCAACTCTATTTATTATCCAACGTAAGAATATCATTCAATTGTATGGTTCTACAAAACTTCAATCGAGTCAAGATAGTTCTGAAATCATTCTTGGTGATAAAACTATCCTTTCTTCTCAATCAAAGAAAATTGCTGAATTTGGTACTACTCATAAAGAAAGTATTTGTAGTGGTGACAAAGGCGGTTACGGTGTTGATTGGGATAATGAAAAGATATGGCGTTTATCCGGCGCTTCAACAACAAGTGGTAATGTATTATTTGGTGCTGAGGACTTAGTAACTTCAAAACAAATAACTGATATATTCAAATTAATCAAAGGAGATATCAAAGTACTACCACAAGACTTGTATTCAGAAGCACAGACTGGCATTATAAGTGTTTTCGATGAAGAAACGAAAGAGGTATTATTTACTTTCAAATTGGGTATCGGTAAGTTCTTTACATTAGTCTTTAATGAGAAACTTGATATCTTTACTGGATTCTATTCATACGATACAAATCTTTATATGAAATTAGATGCCCGACTATTTGCTTTTTCATATGGACAACTTGCTTCAAGACCAAATATGTGGGAACATAATGTTGGAGATTTTCAATATTTCTATGATAATAAAGCTTCGGATAATTTCGAATTAGAGTTCATTATTAATTGCTCTGCAGAAAAACAAGATACTAGTTCATTTGAAAAAGAATTTCGTTCTCATTTAATGGTTATGTGTCCAGAAGAACTTGAAAATATTAGTTGGCAAACAGAATATCAAGAATCTTCTAAAGTTTCTTTTATTAACGCAAAAGAATTTTGGACTAATCCTGAATATAAGGAACATGCATGGATAATTCCTATAATTCCTTCAACCAATAAAAATAATTTTGGTCCATTAAGTACTCAAAGTTTTAATACCTTTGAAGCAAAATCACAAATGCGTGGTCAATG